GATTGAGTGTTGCTAATAGCAACATTGACTACAGAAGCAGTGTTACTATTGAGTGTCAAAGAAAACCACTCACCAACATTCTGAACATTAAAGAATGCAACCAGGGAGGGATTTGCGGAAGAATTAAAGGCGCCAGGAACGACTATCAGATTACCCGGAACTTTAGCAGCTATAGTTATTGGGTTGGACGTCGAATTAGCCTGAACTGTTATAAGGTACTGACCTGGTGGTAAAAACCACTGACCGGGAGCAACAGTATTAATAGAAAAACCAATCCCATAAGAATTGGAATTAACGGTTACTGACGACGTACCAGCTGCAAAAGGCTGTATAGAAGCCGGAGTATTAGCGGTAACGGCTAAAAGACCGGGAGGATTTTGAGTCAGGGGGGCAAAAAAGGGATCAACCCTTAGATCTTCACCCCCAACTATCTGCAAAAAGGCAGAAGGCTGAGTAAAATCAACCGGCCAAGCCTGGCCGCTAGCAACCTGAGCTATTTTCCACAAAGCCGGATTTGTTCCATCCGGATCACCCAAAATAGGGTTAATTGCGACAGAGAAACGACCTGAGTTGGCAGAACTGTCAATTCGGGTCGTCACATCATAAGTCACAATAGACCGTACAAGGGCGGTAGGACGAGCAAAGGAATCGGGGACGCGAACCATGCAGGCCTTCGGATTTATAAGACAACCAAGGTAATCAAGAACTAATTTATTAGAACTATTATCACCAAGGAAGCTACGAATACGATCCAAATCTCCTTGAGGGATTCGCATGTCACCAAGACCATATTCCTGGCCAGTGAAACGGGAAGCAGGCAGGGCAACCTGCGTCATAGGCGCCTTTCTAAGCTCCGAAAGGACTTTCTCTCTCTTTCTCCTCCTCCTCTCCTTACCTTCACTGTTACTTGTCTTTATCTTACTTACTTCAACTTTATCCATGTATTGGATCCCTTTGGATAGAAAGGGACTGTTCATCTATTAGAAGGAGCTCCGTAGAGTAATCCCCCACCCGTGCAGTCTCTCGGCATTTATACTACCCTAGTAGTAATTTAGCACGTAAATCTTTATAGAATGGATCTCGGACGACAGAGCTTCACAAGGAAGTTGTTGGACCCGTAGATTCAACCAAACGTTTTGGGCGGCCTAGTCTAATAGACCCAATAGGCAGTTTAATGACCTACCCAGGTCAAGAACGTTCAATAAAGACGTGGAAGCCGACTATGCGTATAACGCAGGATCGGCATACGAGCCCTCTTCTTCCTAAAGCCACTAGGACAAAAAATCCTAATACTCGGGATAGAGAGCCTTCTCACATCTATATATTCCCCCTCATCACCAAAAAGTTTCATCGGCTTCATCCAGGGAACAGAAACTTCATCGAACTTCTCAACCGGAAAACCGGGAAGGGGATATTGAGTTGTCTTCGGACAGCGGTCAGATAAGAATATATTCTTAGCGATCAAGCCGTAAACCGGACGAACAAAAAACCTCCAACCCCTAGGAGGGACTATACCCATGCCACCGGAGCTGATCGGCAAAAACCAGTTCCGTTGCACAAGCTGATAGCCCTTCTTCCAGGTAAAAGATAAAGCAACTGTACTCTCCTTAACCATCTGATCATTATGGAGCTTAAGGTAACCATCCAAGATATCTCGTTCTCGACCCTTAAGAGAACCACGCATAAGGTGGTTAACATTAGAAAAGACGCCGAGATCTTCAGAATGATGATCCTCCGCTCCCTGGACCTTATGAAGGCCAAAATAAAGACCGACATTCAGGTAAGG